AGATTTCAAATCGTATGTAAACGCATTAGATATGCCGAGAGATGATTATAACGGCATCATAGAATACATTGACGATGCCATTGACTTGCTGAAAGAGCAGGAAGCGGATAAACCGCATTATAATCCTCGTTCAAACTGGTATGAGTGCGGTGCTTGTCGGTACTCAATGACATCCGGGATGCACTGCCGTTCGGAACTGATTCCTGCGTATAAGGTCGGATTCTGTGCAAAATGTGGAAAGGCTGTGAAGTGGGAATGACAAATCAAGAAGCAATTGAAGCAATTAACGCAAATTATCCACCGGAAAACTATACGATATTGAGAGAAGCATTGGATATGGCTATTGCCATGCTGAAAGAGCAGGAACCAGTGGAACCCAGAATACAAACCAGCAGTTCCGGCGTTACGTGGTGGAACGTATGTGGGAACTGTCAGACGGCTATCAATCCGAACGATAAATATTGCCATGAGTGCGGAAAGCCGGTGAAGTGGGAATGAAAGGTTTGTGTGATTCAATGCCACATCTTGCAACAGAGTCTTTTTTGACAAAGGAACAGCAAGACAGGCTCAAGGGAACATTCGATGATTTTGTAGTTGTTGTCCGGTGCAAGGATTGCAAGCATCATCTTGAATGTGATTATTGGATTGAACATGGCGATGACTGGTTCTGCGCTGATGGTAAACGGAAGGAGGAATGACGATGCTGCAACAAACGACACTGCTGCCGGTGGTCGAACTGCTGGCCGGACTGGCCGAAGAGTGTGCGGAATTATCTCATGCCGCGCTGAAACTGCGCCGGGTGTACGACAAGACAAACCCGACACCACTGTTAGATGAAGTAGCTGTTGCAAATCTGTATGAGGAGGTTGCAGATGTAATGCTCTACATCGATCAGCTTAATCTTAACATAATGGAAGTTGACAAGATCAAGAGCCAGAAAATGAACCGCTGGCTGCGGAGGCTTGGAAGATGATACTGAAAGAGTATATCCATAAACACGGGATAAAAGACAAACGGGTAGTATATGAGGCGGCTGGGCATCTGCCGAATAGGTATGATTTCGAGGAATGGCGCATGAACAAGATCATGCTATCCATGCTGAAAGAGAAGATTGATTATCACAGCAAACTGGTAGATATGTATCAGACGATCTGCGCCAGCATTAAAGCGGCTGAGAACCAATAACGGGTAAACCAGTTTCCGGACAGCGCGATAATGAAAGGAGTAGCTCCCCGCTGGATCGCGGCTGCTTGGAACTGTTACCAATGTAGTCCTTACTTTGAACGCAAAACGAAATAGCAGGATCAAGTGAACACAGACCCCAATGTTCAGAGTTTGGCGGGTCGGGTGGCGGGATTAAAAAAATAATGGGGAAAACAAAAATGGAAATGAACAAGTATCAGGAACTGGCACAGCGGACAGCGAACAAGGAACTTTCTCCTGCGAGTCATTTTATGAACGGAATCCTTGGACTTGCCGGAGAAGCAGGAGAATGCTGCGACATTGTGAAAAAGCACTATTATCAGGACGGACGAGAAGTGAAGGAAAAGGTACTTGACGAGCTTGGCGATGTGCTTTGGTACATTGCAGAAACGGCATCTGCGCTTGGCTTCACTCTCGATCAGGTTGCGGAGCACAATGTCGAAAAACTTAAAAAGCGATATCCTCAAGGTTTCGATGCAGAAAAAAGCCTTCATCGAGCCGAAAATGAGTAATATTCAGCTTTTTGCACATTCGAAGTTCGCAAAAGATGAACAACGGAGGGTACAATGGTTGCGAGAACGTTGATTGTTGAGGCAGATCGGAGGGCGCGGGATCAGGGAATGAACCAGAAGCAATGGAGCGAAAAATCCGGACACGCATCAAGCGGTCAGACGGTTTCCCGAATTATCAGCAAAGGTGATTGTAGGCTTTCGACTTTTCTCGCGTTGCTCGAAACGCTGAATTGCGAGCTGAAAATTGTCGAGAAAGGATGCGAAAAATGCAAGCGATAGAAGATTGGTAGATCAAAGCATCTACGCATTTAGCTGCGTCTGAGCGTTTGAATGGGTAAATACTCAACCGGTGGCTTGAAGCAAAATATGAGTGGTTTTTGACGCAAATAGACATATTCATTTTTTGAGGAGGGCCGAAAAATGAATCCATGCGTTGGGTGCGCGAAAAAGGGTAAATGTCCGAACGTTTGTAGGCCAAAGGCAGATTTCGTTCGTCATTTACAAAGGCTAAACAGAAAACTTAGAAGAAACGAGCGGTTGGAAAAGAAGGATCAGCAGGAATTGAGCTAATTTGCGCAGGAGGGTGCGTCAATGACGAAATGGATCAACGTTCAAGATAGTATGCCGGACACCGAAATAGAGTGCGTAGTGGCCGCGAGAGAGCATAATCTTATATACACGCATAGGTTATTCGTTCAGTGGGATGGTTGCCGGTGGGTCGATGCTGAAGGCGAAGAGATAAAAGATGTGGTTGCTTGGACAAAAGCACCAATATTCAATCAGAAAGTGGCAGAAGCACTCAATAAACTGCTCAAATGCCTTGAAAATGACAAGTGCGAAGAAAAAGACTGCTGTTATTTCGCGGCGTTTGATCTTATAAAAGCGTTGCTGAAATATATTGAAGAATAAGGAGGACAACAAAATGAGTAAAAAGGATGTAAAACTGGAAATTGTGTACTTGCCGGTGGATTCCCTTGAGGAATATGAGGGCAACGCACGGGATCATGGCGAAGAGGATGTTGCCGCTATCAAACGGAGCATCGAAAAGTTTGGCTTTGACGATCCGATTGGAATTTGGTCTGATCACAATGTAATAGTTGAAGGTCATGGGAGGCTGCTTGCTGCGAAAGCTCTGGGGATGAAGGAAGTACCTTGCATCCGTTTGGATCATATGACTGATGCGGAGCGCAAAGCCTACGGGCTGGCGCATAACAAGACGGCAGAGCTTTCCCGCTGGAATTTCGGCAAGCTGGAAATGGAACTTTCCGGCCTTGGCGAGTTCAACATGGGAGATTTCGGCTTTGGCTTCTCCAACGGTTCTTCTGATTTCGGCGTGGTTACCAATCCAGAAGAGGAATACGGCTCAAACGATGATGGCTTCAAGGATTATCAGGAACCGCTGACCAAGGAAGAGCTTGAATCCTACAGCGATAACGCTGAAGATTTCCTCATGAAGCGCAGAGTTATCATCACTTACATGCCGGAGCAGGAAGAAGAGTTGAAGAATCTGCTTGGCATCACAGACGAGAAAATGCGTGTCGTGTATAGCCTTGAAGATTTGACCGGAGCTGATGAGGAATGAAAATAATTCAGATTTGCGGTACAAACGGTGTTGGTAAAACAACGCTGGTCAAAGGATTGTTGACTACCGGAAACTTCTTGAAACTCAATCAAGAGGTTTCCGGGGTTTCCCGTGAATGGTGGTATAACGGCAAGGTGGCAGTTGTCGGAAAGTATAACGAAGCCAACTGTTGCGGAGTGGATGCCGGGAATTATTCCGGTGATGAGCTTATCAAGACAATAAAGGCGATTATTGCCCGGAACAGGCCGGAAGTGATTCTATTTGAGGATGTCAGATTTGGCGGTGGGTTCGCCTTCAAGCAGAAGCTCAAGAAAGCAGCAGATGAGGTTGGTTACGAGTATTATCTGCTAGCCTTGATTGCCGATCTGGATGTTTCTTGTAATCGTGTTTTGAATCGTAGTGGTAACGCTGATGCCGATTATGATGCGATGCGCTCAAAGGCCAGAGGAGTCATCAATTCAACCAAGAAGGCCGGGGAGATCGGAGCAAAAACAGTATTTTGCGACACGGGGAAGCATGACAAAGCTGGGGTGCTGACCGTTTTACGGAGGATCATCAATGCCTGATTACGACAAGCGGTTGAAAGAATTCGTGTGGTATCATATCCACGGAGATGGCGATTGTAATGGACAGGTTTTGCGAGAGTATGCCAGAATGAACGGCTTGAGCGATCAAGAAAAGTTTGATTTGTCATATTTCTATTCTGTCACCTATTGTTGTGCGAGTGCTGTCTTTTTGCTTTCACATCGGGTTTTAATTCGCAATCAGCAATTTTTGTTCGCAGATCAGTATAAACATCGTCTTATTTTTCAAAGCGATCGGAAATACGTGCGGATGCTGGACAATTTTTACAGAGTGCTTTCTACGTGGGTTAATTTGCTCGATAACCATGCTCAAGATTTTCATGACCGATTTGTCAATGGAAATACAATAGACACGAAATCGGCACTTTCTGAGTGCGAGAAGTGGTATTTCTTTTCAAGGTTTTCAGCGTATCTTTTCGTTGAAACTTATTGTGACATATTTGGTCTGGAAGGAAGTCTTGCTTACAACATGGCATACGAAGGAGATAGCATGACTTTTGCCAGTGGTTTGTTTTATGTCTATGGAATGGACGAGGAAGCACTTTACATTCAGAAACATCACAAGTTGCCGGTTGACAATTATGTATTTGAATCGCTGATCGCAGAGCTACAGGAAGAAGTGCAAAAGAATAACGGAGATGACAATTTTACCAAGCTCGAAACATCGCTTTGCGCTTACGACAAGATGTTCAAAGGAACACGCTACAATGGTTATTACGCTGATCGGCAGCTTGAAGAGATTGTGAAGATGCGAAAGGAACCGGAGTTTCGAGAAGCTTGTGACGCTATTTTGAAAGCAAGAAGGATGGCTATTCCAAAGCAGTATCGTGGGGAGGACAATGGTTGGTATGGAATCCGCAAGGAAGAAAAGAAAAGCTACAGGCAAAACGGTAGAATCAGCTATTGCCCTTATCCGACAGGTGGATGAAATTTGCAAGAACTGCGGAGATAAAAGCATGACGAACAGCGGAGCTTACTTCCGAAAGGCTCTGTATGTTAGTCAGACGGGGAAGTTCTGGTACGGGATGTTTCTGTCTTGCGCTTTCTACTACGGAAACGTGGCGAAGGATCATTTCCGGTTGGTGGCGATTGCTGTTGACGAGGATCATCAGGGATTCGGCCTTGGAACGATGATGCTGACCAGAATCATGCAGCGGTGCGAGGAGAACAATATTCCGGCAATAACCTTCCGCACGCACAAGCTTGGGAAAGCTTTGGATTGGTGGAAAAAACAGGGAGCCGTGATTGTTGGCGACAAGGGCGAAGATTATGAAATGAGGATTTCATTGTGACAGGAGAGGACAGTATGGACAAGAAAGACAATAAGCTTTCCATCAAGGAGGATTATCTCAGCCCACGGTGGACTGGCGAGATTGCGGATTGCTCACTTCCGCTCACGCTTGACACCTATTCAAATTGCAGTTTCGGCTGCGTTTATTGTTTCAGTCAGTACCAGCGAGGAACTGGAAGCGGCAAGGAAGCGTATCTGAACAAGAATGTTCGTTGCGTACCGATTGAGAAAACAAAGCGGATACTGAGCGGACAGGACAAAAAAAGCCAGTTCTATGAATACGTCAAGGATCGCAGACCGATTCAGTACGGAGGGCTTTCGGATCAGTTTGATGGCTATGAGCGCAAATACGGGAAAACCTACGAGCTGTTGAAATATCTCAAGGAGATCAACTATCCGATCTGCTTTTCAACCAAATCTGCGTGGGTGTTCTTCAATGACAAGTATAGGGAGCTATTCCGTGGCGCAGACAACTGGAACATGAAGTTTTCCATAATTACGCTTGACGAGGAAGCTGCCCGGAAGATCGAGGTTGGAGTTCCGTCACCGCAGGAACGACTTGCGGCTATGCATGAATATACGCAGCTTAGTAAAGGCGGGGCTACGCTTCGGCTGAGGCCGTTTATCATTGGCGTGTCCGACAAGACATACTTGGATCTGATTCGGGAAGCAGCGAAGGCAGGGGCAACGGCAGTAACGACAGAATTTTTCTGCCTTGAAATGCGGTCAGTGAACCACGCACGCGAGCATTACAACACGATCAGCGAGGTCTGCGGATTCGACATCGTGGATTTTTATCGCAAGCATAGCAGCGGAAGCGGTTATCTGCGGTTGAATCGGAAGATCAAGGAGCCGTATATCCAGAAAATGCAAGCGTTGTGCAAGGAACTGGGATTGCGGTTTTACGTTTCCGATGCTCACTTCAAGGAGTGCTCCGACAACTGCTGTTGCTGCGCTCTAAACCCGAATTGGAATTACAGCCGGGGACACTTTGCCGGAGCTTTACAGATTGCGAAAAAGACAGGCCGTGTACAGTGGAAGGATATTGAGCCCGACATGTATTTTCTCAATTTCCCTTGGAAGTATGCCATTGGCTTCAACACTAACACAAGCGAAGCCAAAGCAACATTCGAGGGAATGACGATGCGGGATTATCTGCATTTTCTTTGGAATAATCCAAAGCGCGGGCAGAGTCCATATAAGATTTTTGCCGGGGTTCTTGTTCCCGATGGGCTGGACGAGGACAGGAACATTATTTACAAGTACAATCCGGGGGTTACGTTCCAGCCAACAACAAATATGGATTATGAGCTGAAAAAGCTGTGAAAGGGGGCTGAGAGCCAATGGCGAAGAAGATGGATTTGAGCAAGCTTCAACACGGAACAAGGGATGCTGATGGAAATCCAATCTCGCCTGTAAACGGTCAACCTGTTCCAAAGGGGAACAAGTTCACGAGCGAGAATTCGAGGGAGATGCAGAAGCGGGGTCAAAAAACGATCCAAGAAAAACGATCCATTGCCAGAGCTTTCCGGGAACGGCTTACTGCCGAATTCACGGATGATAAGGGCAATAAGATGACCGGCGCGGAGATCATCGCCATGTCGATCTTCAAGGGAGCCAACAATGGAAACGCCAAAATGGTAGAAATTGCCCTTGGTCTGTTGGGAGAAAAACCAGCTGAAACTGTCAATGTGAACATGCCCGATCCTTCAATCATGGATGAAATCCGAAAGAGAATGGAGCAGACAACCGTATGAACCCGGAAGCGGAAACGGCTTACCGCTTTTTGACCGAAAGGCCAGCACAGTACGGGCAGATGTTGGGATATCCAGACTTACGTGACGATCTTCACGGCGAATGGATAAGAAAAATGGTGTTAGGGCATGAGGATATGACGCTTCAAGCTCACCGTGGAAGCTACAAAACGACTTGTGACTGTATAGCCTTGGAAATCCTAATGATGCTCCGTGGTGATATGAACATCATTTTCATGCGGAAAACAGACAAGGATATCGAAGAGGTCATAAGTAACGTTCAGCGGATTACTGTCCATCCTGTCACGCAGGAGCTTTATCGCGCTTTAACAGGCCGGGAGTTGTCAATGCTCAAGGCAACCAACACGGAGATCACGACAAGCGCGTACACGGCTCCGAAAGGCTCTTCTCAGCTACTTGGTATTGGTACAAAGGGAAGCTTGACCGGCAAACACGCAGATTATGTGCTTACGGATGACATTGTGAACCTTGAAGACAGACGAAGTCACGCTGAACGTGAGCGCACGAAATCAATTTATCAGGAGCTTCAAAACATTCGGAACCGTGGCGGTAGAATTGTGAATACTGGTACGCCTTGGCACAAGGAAGACGCATTTGCGCTTATGCCGACACCGCTCCGATATGATTGTTACACGACAGAGCTTATAAAACCGGACGTATTGGAAAAGCTTCGGAAGAGTATGGCTCCGTCATTGTTCGCAGCGAATTATGAGTTGCGGCATATTGCGCTTGAGAACGCGCTGTTTACGACAGCACCAGAATTCACGAACGAGGAAGTCTGGCTTCGAGATGGAATCGCACATATTGATGCGGCGTATGGCGGCGAAGATTATACGGCATTTACTTGCGGGAAGCGTGTCGGTGACAAGCTTTATCTGTACGGAAGGCTGTGGCAGTGTCACGTAGACAAGGTTCTGGATGAGATTATAGCAGAGTGCGAACGGCTTATGTGTGGCCCAATTTGGGTTGAGAGCAATGCCGATAAAGGCTTTCTCGCAACAGAAATTCGCAAGAAGGGGTTCAAGGCTGTCGATTATCCGGAGAAGGAAAACAAGCACATTAAAATCAGCACCTACGCACGGAAATGGTGGGATGATATTGTTTGGCTTGAGGGAACAGATCGCGAATATCTTTCTCAGGTTCTGGACTACACGGAAGACGCCGAACACGATGATGCTCCTGATAGCTTAAGCGTTATGTGCAGGTATTGGGATAAACGAACAAGGCAAAAATATCAATCTGTATTCGGAGGTGCGTAATGCCAACGAAGGAAGAACTTGAAGAACGGCTCATAGATGTGCTTGGGTTGCTTGACGATGAACATCAAACGGAAACAAACGATAACAAAAGCGAACAAAAGGATGGTGAAAGCGAATGATTATCACGTTTCAAGAATTTGAAAAGCACGAAACTGACAGAGCGAAATGGATCGGGCAAGCGATTGCTCAATATATGAGAAGCGATGAGTATAAGCTTGCTCTGGAAGCGGATCAGTACGAGAAGCAGAAGAACACGCGAATCAACAATTATGTACGAAAGATTTATGATATTACAGGCGCATCGAGCGTTGATTTTACCAATCCGAACAACAGGATTTCGAGCAACTTTTTCCATTTGCTCAATGTGCAAAGAGCGAGCTATTCCCTTGGTAATGGCGTGTCCTTCGCAAACAAGGAACTGGTTCAGCAGAAAGACCTCAGTATGAAGGTTCATGATGCTACAAAGGATGCACTCGGAAACGAGTTTGACGATGTTATGTTCCAGACAGGCGTATATGCGCTTGAGCATGGCGCGTGTTACTGCTTTTACAACGATGGAGAGTATCACGTTTTCCCAATGACTGAATTTCTGCCGTTTAAGGATGAAATTACCGGCAAAATCCGGGCTGGTGTACGGTTTTGGTGTCTTGAGTGGCATAAAAGGCCGGTTGTTGTTGATTTGTATGAAGAAGATGGCTATAGCAGATATATGACAGCGGCAAAGAAATACGGCCTTGGCGCGCTTGAATTGAAAGAAGAAAAGCGGCCTTACAAGGAAACGGTTATCACAAGCGAAGCAGACGGGGAAGAAATCGTCGGCGGTGAAAATTATACATCGATTCCGATTTGCGTCATGTACGGCAACCGGAATCATCAGTCAACGCTTGTTGGGATGAAGCCTAACATTGATGCTTACGACATGATCCATAGCGGTTATGCTAACGACTTGTCTGAATGCGCCCAAGTGTATTGGCTTATCGACAACGCTGCAGGAATGGACGAAACCGACATTGCTCGTTTGCGCGATAGAATGCTGCTTCAACACATTGTTGTAGCGGACAATCAAAACAGCGAAATCCATCCATACTCTGCGGAGATTCCATTTAATAGTAGAGAAGCATGTTTGAACCGCATTAAGGACAGCATTTATCGCAACTTCGGTGCGTTAGATGTAACGACTTTCACAGGTGGACAGAAAACGGCAACTGAAATTCGCGCGGCATATCAACCAATGGATCTCGAAGCTGACGATTTTGAATATCAGGTCAACTTGTTTATTCAACAGCTGCTTGCGCTTCTTGGGATTGAAGATTATCCGGTGTTTGACCGTAACAGGATTGCGAACGAGAAGGAAGAAACAGAAATGGTGATGCTCGCGGCAAATTATCTGGATGATAAAACTGTTCTCTACAAGCTTCCATTCATTACTGTGGATGAAGTGGATACAATTCTTGCGAGGAAGGGCAGCGAGGATATGAACACGGTTAATCGGAATGGAGAAGAAGAGGAGCCGGAAACGGAGGTATGATAAATGCCCGATTACGGCGCAGAAGTGGCAGATAAAGCCATTCGCGATACTGAACGCAAGTTACGGTCAACATATAGCACGGCGCAGCGAGAGCTGCGAAAAAAGCTGAAAGACTTCAACGACCGGTACAAAGATAAGGATGCTGCGAAAAGGAAGCTGCTTGACGAAGGGAAGATAAGCAAGCAGGATTATGCCAATTGGAAATCTGGCCAAGTTTTCCAACGAAAGCTATGGGAAGACAAGGTGAAGGAAGTAGCAGCCGTAATGGCTAACAGCAATGAACAGGCTGCGAAGGTCATAAATGAGGGGCGGCTTGGTGTGTTCGCTGAAAATTACAATTTTTCTGCTTTTCTCGGCGAACAACAACTTGGAGTAAGCTTTGGCGTGTACAATACGCAATCTGTGGCGCGGTTGATAGCGGATGATCCGCAAATACTTCCGGAATGGAAGATTGACGAAGAAAAGGACTACATATGGAATTACAAGAAGGTCAATAATATCGTCAAGCAGGGCATTATCCAAGGCGAAGGAATCCGCGAAACAACGAAACGCCTGTGTACAGACTTGGCAGCACAAAACCGGAATAAAATGCAGATGTTTGCTCGAACTGCGATGACCGGAGCGCAGAATGCGGGACGGCAGAAGCAGATGGAGGATGCTGCGGCAATGGGGATTGTTGTACATAAAAAATGGCTCGCAACGCTTGATTCTCGCACTCGTGATTTGCATCGTGATCGTGATGGCGAAGAAGTTCCGCATGACGAGGAATTCAGTGGCGGGATTGCGTTTCCGGGAGATCCATCCGGCGATCCTGCTGACGTGTACAATTGCCGTTGCACAATGATTACGGTTTATCCGCAACATGCTGCGTACCATGAAGGCGGGGCAAGAAGGGCGCGTGTTGAGTGGGAAGACGATTATGGTACACATAGCTCAAATTATCTAACCACCAATTCTTATTCTGGGCCATATGAAGGATGGAGCGAAAAGGCATACAGGCGGTGGCTGGGGAAGAAGCAGGAGCATAACAAGGTTGTGAAGCCGGAAGCCGAAGAAAACAAGAGAAAAGTTGTTAACGGCAAGGATATAACATCCACATGGAAACGAAGAGAAAATGAATTTGATTTTGAAATTGAGGATGTTTTGAATGCTCAAGGCTTTGATGGATTGCCGAGGATTGTATCGCAAGAAGAGTTTGACGAAGCTGTAAAAAAGAGTGGATTTATTGCACAGCGATCTTATTCTGCGCCGGATCAAGAAACGCTAAATTCTTATAGGGAAATGCTTTATAACGGTAATTGGTACGTGGATTGTTCTGTTGGTAGCGCAGATTACGGTCAAGGAATGTATTGCGCTTCTGATTATTCTGGAACGATCACAAAAGGACTTGAAGCGGAGATGGCTCATTATCAGGGAATTGGGCGAACAAGATATGGGAAAACAGCTTCTAACAACATAGAAACATTTACGCTTACGCCGGATGCGAAGGTAATATCATACAACGGATTAAGGGAGCTTGAGGAAAAGAAAAAACAAGAAATTATGTCGTCTTACGTTGAAAACGGGCTGAAAAGTTTGAAAGGACTTACGGAACGTGAAGAAGCTTACGCCGCGATGCGGCTTATGGATGTTGACTCATACAACGGATACACATATGACGAAATAAGAACGTGGATGAAGAGTCTTGAAGGGATAAAAAAAGATGAAGTTATGAGCCATTTAAGGGAATCCGGATACAGAGATATAACGGCAAAAGCTGAAGAAGCTTCAGAAGCTTTTTCAAAACTGGACAAAGGCGCAAAGGCTGCGCTAATGGGCTATGATGCAATAAACGTTGAAGGCGTTGGCGCGAGCGGTTCGTATACTGTCGTGCTCAATCGTACAAAGTGCATCTTCTTGGAGGATTTCAATGATTGAGTTTAAAAGGAACAAGAAAACTGGGATTGTAGAAGTTTGGGAAAATGGAAAGAAAATTGGCGAAGTAATAACGATGGGAGATATTATCATTCAAGAAGAACACAAGCGCGAAGAGGAAGGTGTAGACTGATGTCAGCAAAATTCATAAGCAACAAAAGAGAAGTCATGTCTGAATTGGAATCTGCTGTTTCTCGTGCACTTGAGATAATCGGTGGAACGGCCGAGGGATATGCGAAGCAACTCTGCCCGGTTGGAACTCCGGAAAGTACAGGAATAAAGGGCTATGTTGGCGGGACTCTTCGCAATAGCATTACGCATCAAATGGAAGGGAAGAATGCAGTAATCATTGCGTCCAATGTGCATTACGCGCCTTTCGTTGAGCTTGGCACGGTCAAGATGAGGGCGCAGCCGTATATGCGTCCAGCAGTCGAAGGACACAAGCCGGAATATGAGGCGATTGCGAGAAAAGAGCTGAAAAAATGACAGGACGTAGAATGCTGTTGCTACCAAGCTCATACGCAATAACATGCGTCTCAACGTAAGAATGGACGAGGGTTCATTTATCACATTGAACAGCAGGAAGGTGCGTTTCTGACGCAAATAGATGTATTCATTTTCGATGGGAAGCCGTGTTCGGCTTCCTTTTTTCAGCTTTTTGCGATTAAGTTTATCGAATTTGAACCGGTTGTTTGATATACTTGAACAAGAGCGAAGCACTGCTCAAAAACTCCGTAGCTGCAAAGAACCGCAGCCGAAGAAATGGGAGGAATATTGCATGGCATTTACCCGGAGCGAAGTCAGAAGTATTCTTGGCGAAGCACACACCGAAGAGATTGAAAACAAGCTTTTCGCCCTGTATCTCGGAGAAAAGGACAAGCTGAAAGATCAGATTGACACCCTCAAATCCGACAACGCAAGGCTGAAAGCCGATGCGGACAAGCTCGCAGATGTCCAGAAGGAATTGGATGATCTGAAAGGTGGAGAAGACTGGAAAGCCAAGTACGAGAAAGAACACACCGACTTTGAAGGCTACAAGACTTCCATCGCAGAGAAGGAAACGCTGTCCAAGAAGGAAGCTGCCTACAGCAAATTGCTCGCTGACGAGCAGATCAACGAGAAGCACATCAAGGATGTTGTCCGTTTGACCGACTTCTCAAAAATTACGCTGGACAAGGACGGAAATCTTGAACACGTTGACGATCTCAAGAAGTCGATTGGCGAGGAATGGAGCGAATACAAGGTCAAGACTTCAACCCGCAAGCAACAGGTTGGGACACCGCCCGAAAGCGGAACGGGAACCGGCGCAAGCCGTGCAAGAGAAGTTTACTTGAACCACTTGAAAAAGCAAGGTGTCAAGGTTGAAGACACCGGGAAGGAGTAAATCATGAGCTTTATTCAGCACGATGCGCTGAACACCCTGTATCAGCCGGGTTGGTTTCTGGCTTCGGGAGATTGCCGGAGGGAAACTTGTCAGGTTCCGGCGAACCACGCACAGGTTGTAACCAAAGCAGATGGCAGCAAGTACGTTCCTGCTGGTGCGCTGATTACCGGCAAGGGGCTTCTGTATGAGGACGTGGATGTTTCTACCGGCAATATGCCCGGTTCCGTTGTTACGGAGGGAATTGTGTACGAGGATCGGCTTCCCGCATCCTATGACAGCACTGCCAAGAATGCGATTCCGGGAATCAAGTTTATCACGGCCGCTCCGTCTATTGTTCGCCCGTTGTTTGATGGCTCCATTGTTGATCTGACAGTTGAGTCTGTAGCTGGGACTGCCGCTGGCGATACGGCAATCACTGTAACCGGATATACACCCGGGACTGGTGAGTCTTACAAGTACAAGGTTGGAGATACTGCCGCTGTTGTGGCGTATGGCGATGACCTGTCTAACTGGACTACTTGGGATGGCTCAAGCGATATCACGGCTGCTACCGGGAAGAAGATTGTCGTTGCGGTAATTAACGCTGACAGTCAGGCTGTTGCCGCTGGCAGTGCTACCGTTACGGCGAAAGCCTGAAGAAAGGAGTGACATAAATGCCTCGTTTTGAGAATAACATCATGGGTCTGATTCCCCGGGAAGAGTGGCTGGACATTCCTTTCGTGGTAAATCGTCCGGAAGCGAATCCTATTGATACGCTGTTCGGCGATGTGAAGACCAACAATCTCGTTGCCTATTGGGAATCCATTGCCGCCGAATATCAGGTTCCGCTGATGGCGCAGTTCCATGGCTTCGACACTGAATCTCAGAAGACTTTCCGTGTTCCGGTTGATTCCCATAATATCGAAAAGGGCTTGATCAAGGTCAAGATTGACCAGTCTGAACGGATGCGTGCGCTGCTGCGTTCTGGCGTTCAGAACGATGAAATGTATGATTACGTCATCAATGACGGCATTCGGCTGGCTGAACAGGTCATCACCCGGACGAAGGTTGCAAAAAACGAACTGATGGCCACCGGTCAGGTGACGATCAAGGAGAACAATCTTGATCTGACCGTTGATTACGGTGTGCCGAATTCTCAGAAGGGTCTGACCATTGATTTCGGTGCTGGTGCGGCAGCTCCGGTTGACGAACAGCTCGAAGCTCTGGTTGCTCAGGCTCTGGCTGGCGGCAATGTACTGAATGGCTTTATGACCAGTCGTGCGATGATGAACAAGCTTCGGAAGAATGCTGCACTGAAAAAGGCAATTAACGGCTCTCTGAATGACAGCCTGATCTCCAACGCCGATCTCCGTGCGTATCTGTCCGAAGAGTATGGGCTGAACAACATCGTCATCAACGATGCCACCTACGGTGTGCCGGGAGCGATGACCAATGGCCGTCCGCACGTAACATCCAAGCGGTACTTCCCGGAGAACGGAATCACGTTCTTCGCCACTCCGAATGGCGGAAATCTGCTGGGCGATGGCTTGTGGGGCGATCCTCCGGAAACCGATGCCGGTGTTGAGCAGAACAACAACGTAACTGGCAGCTCTGAGTCTCCGTATGTGTACATCACTCAGTGGTCTGAACATGATCCTGCTGTCCTGTGGACAAAGGCTTCCACCCTGTTCATGCCCGTCCTGTACAAGCCTGACAGCCTGTATATCGCTACTGCGACCGAAACCACTGGCGGCTGATGAAATATGTAAGCACGGTGAAATGGCGCGATCTCACGGACAGACATCTGTACGAAGAGGGCGAGCCTTTCCCGTTTGATGGAAGGGATATATCCAAGGAACGGATTGCGGAATTATCAAGCAAGCAAAATAAGGCTGGTTTTGCGCTGATTAAGGCCGCTCCGGCTTCGAATGAGGAAAATCCCATCCAAGACGAAGAACAGCCCAAAAAGGCCGCGAGAGGCCGGAAAAAGGCTGTTTAATGAGGAGGGGAATCATGCTACAGGAAGTTTGCGAAAGCATTCACAATTATTTCATTAAGAGTTCACAGCGAGGAACGTATGAAATAACCGGCGGCATGATTCCTCTTTCTTTCGTCAAAGAAGGTCAACGGATTCTGATTGCTGGCAGTGATCTCAATGATGGGATTTACACATACCATTCAGACGGACTCAAGGATGACGATGATGCCGAAGCGGTGGGACTCAATGACGAAACGTTCGCAGGAACGATATGCGCGTTGGCGGTTCCTCCTACGCTGATTGCGCTGTCGCGAGAGATAAAAGAGTGGGTGGAAACTTACGGCGAAACCGTCAAAAGCCCATACACAAGTGAAAGTGTGTTGGGCGAGTACAGTTATCAGAAGGCAACAACGAGTAAGGCAGAAGGAAGTACGCCTGTGCTTGGCTGGCAGGACATGTTTGCACAGCAGCTGAACAGATGGAGGAAGGTGAGCTTTTGAATCTGCTTGATCAGGTGATGGTTCCATGCAAGATTCTGAATCATATCCGGGTGGATGATGATTTTGGCGGTTATAAGGAATCATGGCAAGAAGGTGCGAGCTTCGTTGCAGCGATCTCAAGGGACAGTTCAACGGAAGCTGTCATAGCTGAACGACAGGAGCTTGGAGAAATTTACACCGTTGTCACAAAGCGTGGTTTTACGCTGGAATATAACGATGTATTCAAGCGGGATTCCGATGGAGCGATATTCAAGGTTACCAGTAATGATACGAAATCGCATCCGGCCAGCAGCGTCAAGATTGCAAAGGTGACTGCCAAGAGATGGGAGCTGCCAGCATGAGAGCAACAGCGAAAGCACTCAAACAGTTTGTAGGAAGCTTCGGGCTTCCTGCTTACATGGTTGGTACGATACCGGATGACATTGATCGTCCGTATCTCACGTTCCCGCTCACAGAACCGGAATGGAACCAGAAAGCAACGTTTTACATTCAAGGTTGGTACAGAACGACTTCAAACACTGAACTGCTCACCAAAGCGGATCAGATTGTCCGGGAAATTGGCACAGGGCTGATTATCAACACGGATAACGGTTATCTTGTCATCTATCCAGAAACTCCGCTGATACAGGTGCTTGTGGACGGTGATTGGAGATCATTCTATATCAACCTGTCGATCAACAGTTATCACATGCCGGGAGAATTCCCGGAGGAAGGGGTGTAACAAATGGGAGTCAAAAGCAATGTGACCACTCCGCTGCGGAAAGAAACCTATGAACATCTGCAGCTGAATGCCGGGATCACGCTTGTGAACTTCGACTATGAAAACATCGCCGATGCGGCGGCTCTCAAGGCCGCAATCGCAGCGGCAAAAACGGCTGGCACCGGCATCCTTGGAGCTACGCGTGGCGGCGGCACGTTCACCATCACCCGGGAAATCCGGCAGGTCGAAGCGGATGGCGTCCGGTACCGCTTCAAAGGATCAGAAATCGTGGACAGCGCGGATGCCTACCTCAGCGAGACGCTGATTGAGGTCACGCCGGAACATATCAAGCACGTTCTCGGCAACGCTGATGTCACTACCAGCAACAGCAAAACCACGATTGCACTGCGTACGGCCATTGAGGATGAAGACTATCTGGAGAATATCGTCTGGATCGGCGACACCTCTAAGGGATTCGTCCTGATCTGCCTGTACAATGCCTTGAATACTGCGGATTTCACCCTGACGTTCGCAGACAAAAATGAAGGCACGATCAACTGCGAGTTCCACGCGCATCAGGGTGATGTGGAAGATTACGATGAGGCTCCGTGCGAAATCGTATTTTTCGATGCCCAGTAACAACCGGCAACACATAACCATACAGGGGATGGGGGTGATCCCCGTCCCCGTTTCACTTTTTGAAGGAGGACAAAAAGGTGAAGATTTCCGAAATGACCAATGATCAGGCCGCTGAAGCGATGTTGAAAATTGCTCCGGCCTTTGAAGTTCTTTTGAAGGATGAAAACACCAAGCCACTGCTCGCAAACCTGACGGAAGCCCAAGGGAAGCCGCCTATTGAAGTTGTTGGAACGATGCTTCCGAAACTGGTTGCATTCCTGATGAAAGATCACAAGAACGAGCTTTATGCAATTGTTGGGGCTTTGACAATGCAGCCGGTTTCCAAGGTCGGCAAGTTGAATTTTGTGGCAACGGTCAAAGAACTGAAAGAAAGCTTGGATGAGGATTTTCTGGGTTTTTTCAAGTAATTCAACGAGCGAATCCTGATCAAAAGGATGCGCTTGTTATGTCGTTATTGCGGTACGGATATCACGGTGTGTATGCGTTACGGGTGGCGATGAATCAGGAACTAACGAACCTTTATTGGAAAAAGTACATGGCCGACATGATCCTTCTGCAAATACGCCCACAGTACGAAACGGAACTGCCATCGTTTGATGAATACATTTCGCCAAAGCCGAAGGAACAGCCAATGACAACGGATCAGATCATAGATGGAATTCTGGATAAGCTGGATCAAATTGCCGGATGACCAAGGGGTGAGATAATGGATTTATTTACGCTTGTAGCGAAAATCATCCTTGATACAAAAGAATTTGTTCAAGGCATTACTGCTGCTGAAGATGAAGGGAAAAAGTTTGGCGTTTCCTTCCAAGGCGTTGGCGAAACCGTCAAAAAGGTGGCAAAAGTTACTGGCGCGGCAGTTGGTGCTGCAACTGGAGCGGTCGCAAAACTCACCACGAGTTCCGTAAAGGCATACAGTGCATTCCAGCAGCTTGAGGGCGGCGTTGATACTCTTTTTGGAACAAACGGAAAGAAGACGCTGGAAGATTATCAGAAAGCTTTGGGCATCACGGAGAAATCAACCAAAAAACAGGTTGATGCATCAATCAAAAGCTTCCAGAGCCACCAAAAAGCTTACAACACTGTGATGAACAATTCCAAGACGGCCTTTAAACGGGCCGGAATGGATCAGAATACATATATCGAAAATGTTACGTCTTTTTCCGCCGCATTGATAAAAAGTCTGGAAGGGGATACGGAAGCCGCCGCTGAAGCGGCCGATAAAGCCATTGTTGCGATGTCCGATAATGCCAACAAGATGGGTACGGACATCCAGTCTATTCAGAACGCTTATCAGGGATTCGCAAAAGGCAATTTCACAATGCTCGATAACCTGAAGTTAGGTTATGGCGGCACGCGTTCTGAAATGGAAAAGCTGTTGAAGGATGCGGAAAAGCTCAGCGGAAATAAGTACAATATCGATAATTTAAGGGACATTTATCAGGCAATTCAAGATATCCAAGACAACATGGGTATCACTGGTACAACTTTTGAAGAAGCAGAGCATACCATTTCTGGTTCAATTGACCGGATGAAGGGTGCATGGGCTGATTTCAAGAAGAATCTGGCTGATCCCAATGGCGATCTGAAAACATCTATCGACAACCTGATTGAAAGTGCAAAGATCGCAGCGGGTAACCTTGTACCTGTCATTAAGACAGCACTTGATGGCTTTGGTTCACTGGTTGATGAACTTGCTCCCGTTATTTCTGAAGAACTTCCGGGGCTGATTGATCAGCTTTTGCCATCGCTCATTAATGGCGGTATTACAATGGTAACCGGTCTTGCACAAGGATTAGTGTCAAACCTTCCTGCTCTTGCAGAAGCCGCCAAGAAAATACTTGACACACTGATCACAGAATTCGGAAAATCGGATAGCCCGATTCTTCAAGCAGTCAGTGGTGCATTGTCTGTTATCAAAAACGTGTTTGATTGGATTATAAACAATCAAACGGACGCTGTTACAGCCATCACAGCGATTGGAACTGCATTGGCCACATGGAAAGTAATTAAGGGGCTTGACTCTGTTATCAAAACTGTTCAGGGCCTTGGCCTTGGTGGTGGGAATGGTGGTGGTGGAGGCGGCGGTGGAACTACTCCGACCGTTACGACCACTGGAGCAGGAGCAGGGGCAGCTGGAGCGGCAGGGGCAGCTGGCGCAGCTAAAGGAGCAAGTATATTTAGTTCACCGCTTATGAAGGCTGCACCTTTTCTTGTTGGTGGTGCTGTTCTTTTGGATACATCGAATCATGGAAAAATGGAGGAATATGACGAAAACGGCAATTTCATAACGCATAACCCGGACAACTTTGAAATGCCAATGAATTGGAATCCGACATGGAAAACCCCCACTGGCAAAAAGTCTGGTTCCGAAGTGTCTGAAGAAACGCTTAAACTTCCACGAGAAGAAGAATACACTAAAGAGCTTCAAGAAACCGGCGCGTACAAAAAAGATAGATCCGGTCAGCATTCATTTTGGAATACCGTTGAAAACCGGAATACGAATAAAACCAAGTCAACATATGAGGAACTACTTGATCCCAATAGCAATGCAAGTCAACTGCTGAATTCAGGAGCCGAAGAGTATTTCAATCCAACAGAAAATCCAAAACCGGCAAAGACTCCTGCCAAGAATGGAATGAAGCAAGTCCGCGAATATCAGGAGAAGCAGGAACTACTTGATCCAAACAGCCCATCGAGCAAGAAGCTCAAGGAATTAACAGAAAAAGGTATTGAAGTACCCGTCAAGCCGAAAGAAATTGAAAAGTTTGTCGAGGAAGTTGAAAAAGGAGCGCAGGAAAAACCCCCGCAGATTGAATTAAAGCCAAAGGAAAACGCCGCTCAAGAGCTTTCGGATGGAGTCGGAACAGTTGATGTAAAGACGAAATCAACATGGAGTACCCTGTTTGAAAAAGCGCAGGAATACTTCAACAATCAGGAACTTGTTGCCAAATTCAAAGGCAAGTGGAGTGAACTGGTTGAAAAGGGCAAGGAAACTCTTTCAAACAATCCATTTGGACTGAAAACAATTGCTGATTGGGCCGCATTTTTGAGGAAGGGACAGGAAGCGGCAAACAATACAACGATTTCTGTTCCTACTGATTTGAAACCTGATCCAAATGAAGCGGAAGAACTTGCGTCGGAAGTCGGAACGGTGACCACAAAGGCAGAGGTTGAAGCCGAAGAAGGTGCGAATTCAAAGCTGGCGCGGCAAGTCGGAACAGTGCATGTTCCAGTGTCCTTTGTTGGCGGTGCTGGTGGTGGCGGCGGTGGCGGCGGTATAGGCGGTATAGGCCAAAAAAACATGACCGGCGGTTATGTTGCCTTTCATGCAAAGGGCGATTGGGCTATTCCATACGACAACTACCCTGCCTTGCTCCACCGCAACGAAATGGTTCTGACAGCATCACAGGCAAGACGTTATCGTGAAGGTGAAGACGGCGGCGGGTTCAGTCTTGCGGCTTTGGGTCAGGTCGTGGCACAGGCCGTCCGGGAAGGTATGCGGGGCGTATCGGTCAACAGTTATCTTGATGGAAGAAACCTGACAGATGAGATCATGCGAATCGCTGGAAGCGATCAGGCAGCGTTGAGGTATGTGTGATGATCAGCAGATATGAAGCTTATATGGATGGCGTGGCGTTGAGCAGCATCAACCCAAATCTGCTCATTCATGACATCCAGTATGTCACAGCCAAGCAGACGGTTGACAAGGCATCTCTGGCGCACAGAAACGGGGTTATTTGGCTTGGCAAAACGTTTGATGGGACTTCGGTCACCATCACGTTTGAACTGCATATTTACGGAATTTCTGAGCGTCAGAAAGCATGTCAGGAAGTCATTCGCTGGGCGCAAGGATCGATTCTCCAGACGAATGACCGGGACGGGCAACAGCTCCACGTTCTTTGCACTAAATTCCCGGAGATTAAGAGCGCAAAGAAGTGGACGGACGAACTGTCGTTGACATTCGCCGCTTATAATTTCCCGTTCTGGGAAGAGAAAACCCCGGCGAAGCTGAGTCTGACAGGAACCAGTGGAGAAGGTACGCTGTTCGTTCCCGGAAACGCTGGCGATGCTCTTGTGGAAGTGACCGTAACACCAAGCAGCACGATGGCGAATATCACACTGACGGTTGAGGATACGTCCATCACGATCACCGGAGCGGGTGCAACGACAGCCCAGCCGGTGGTCATCAGCTACACCGACAAAAGCATTCAGACGATCATGCGGGGAACGACAAGCCTACTGGACAAGAGAACCGGCAGCGATGATCTGATTGCCACAAGCGGAAAGATCAACAGCTTTTCTTATTCATCGTCTGCCAATGTTACGGTTGAATTCAGGGTGCGGGGGGTGTGGATGTGATTCAGTTGCCGAAGGTGCTGGACAGCAACGGGAATGAGGTCAGGCGCATCCATCCCATTCGGGTGCGGCTGAATGAAAATATCGTGCCGCTGTCCACAGCTTTAATCGAGGTCATCCCGGAAGAAATGGTCGAGGGCAGAACGTATGTGGAGATGTTCAAGGTCAACGGCTCCGCTGGGATTTACCGCACCCGTGCGCCGCAGATTGGATACGGCAGTGCAAGGAACACGATCAATCTGGAGCATGGTGTCTGTGAGATTGGCGATTGGCTGGTAAGGGCAGAAATTGAACAGACGGAAATGACACTGGCCGCAGCCGTTCAACGCATTTTCTCCTATTACGGCGGGAACAAGTGGCAGCTCGGCACCATTGCGGCATCCGGGCGGGTGGTTCTTTCCTGCCGCTATTCCAACCTTCTGCAAACCATCAACAGCCTTCTGACACAGGTACCCGGTGCAATGCTGACGTTTGATTTCAGCACCAAGCCATGGACGCTTGGAATTGGCACAAGAGAAAGAATCGTCAGCGCAGAAGGGCGGCTTTCCCGGAACGTGGTCAGCGCAGTCGTGACAAAAGATGACAGTCAGCTTTTTACAAGGGTGTGGCTTGAAGGACTTCCGGGCGGGTATATTGATGCGGACACCATCAGCGAGTACGGAATAATCGAAACCAAGCTGAATGGGAGCGATTACACTGCATCACAGGCGCAGATCGTTGCCAACGCCTACATAACGCGCCATAAACGGCCCAAATATAGCGTCCGCATTTCAGGCGAGGATTTCTCCGGGATCACCGGCGAAACGCTCGACAGGGCCAAAATTGGCAAGCTATACAGGCTTGTGGTTGAAGGAAGCACCGCTGTAGAAGAAAACATTGTTTCGATCAGCTGGGGGGACGTTTACGGATCGCCGTATGATGTGACGATTACCCTTGCAGAAACAGAGGACACAGTCATCCAGTTTATCCAGCAACAAGCGAACGACACATATGGAGCCGGTGGCGTATACGACAACACACAGTTTTCATTTAAGAAGCAGAACGATGCCTTGGAAACCGAAAAAGAACGGGCGCAGGGCGCCGAATACGAATTGTCGCACAGCATAGAAGAAACAGACGAATCGCTGACGGTTCTGTATCAGAAAACCGGGGTCAACAGCCTCGGTCAGCAGGAAACACTATACAGCCGCATTACACAGAATGCTGAATCCATCAGCGCAGAAGTAACACGCGCCACTGAATCCGAAGGGACGCTTTCAGGGCGAATTGATGTGACGGCTGAAAATATCACAGCCGAAGTCACCAGAGCAACCGCCGCAGAAGGTGAACTTTCCGGAAGAATCTCCGTCAACGCAGACAACATAACCGCAGAGGTTACAAGAGCGTCTGAAGCTGAAGGGACTCTTTCTGGAAGAATCTCTGTCAATGCTGATAACATTACTGCCGAAGTCACACGGGCAACGGACGCAGAAGGAACGCTCTCCGGTCGCATTTCCGTCAACGCTGACAACATTACTGCTGAAGTAACCAGAGCCACAGCGGCAGAAGGAACTCTTTCCGGCAGGATCAGCGTGAATGCTGACAACATCACTGCTGAGGTGACGAGGGCGCAAGGTGCGGAAGGAACGCTTTCAGGGCGAATCGATGTGACGGCCGGGAATATCACCACTCTCGTCCAAAAAACCGGCATCAATTCCCTTGGTGCGGAAGAAACACTTTATAGCAAGATTGAATCCACGGCTGACAGTATCGAACTATGGGTCGGAAACAACTACTACGGGAAGCAGTCAGGAATCACGATTGATTCCAGCGGTATCACCATTACCGGCAACAAGTACATCAGCTTACAGTCCGGCGGGTACATTGATGTTAACAGCTCCAACTTCAAGGTTGACAGCAGCGGGGTGCTGACTGCTTCAAAGTTCGTTTCTGTTGATGAAAACGGGAGTTCGAC